TACTTAGGATGTTTTCCAAATTTGTGTTCTTTTGTTTTTTTACTTGTTTTATGAAAATATAATGGTTTCCAAACATTATATTCAAAAGTTCCGTAAATAGGATGCTTGTTCGAATTCATAATTATAGTTATAAATATTATTATGAATTATTCTTTAAATCAATTTTTGTTAGTAAAGGGATTAATAATGTAAAAATTATTAAAAAACTTAATTGGAGTAAGCCAATCCGCCCATACCACTCATGACACGGAGGACATTGTAGTTAGTGGCGTAAACGCGGACTTTGGCGGTTTTGGTGCCACCAATGGCGTTAGAGCTGACAACAAGTTGAAGAGAAGCGTTATCGATTCTGGACATGTTGCATGTGCCGGATGGTTGGTGTTCTTCGGGGCGAAGAGCGAAGGAGTAGACGTTAATACCTGTGTCGGGGTTTCTGGTGTGGTGTTGGTAGGGTTGGACGAGGTCGAAGTATGTGCCTTCACGTTCAGAGAAGCGGTCTTGACCGTTGAGTTGAAGTTTAGCAGTGACGACAGGGTTTTGACCCCAGCAGTGCATGTTGAGTGCACATTCGGCAAGAACAAAGGCACCGGCATCAGAGACAGTGGAACCTTGCATGGCATCAGATTGGAGACCAGTATCAACGCTGGGGTTGCCAGTAGTATTGGCAAGACCTTCACGGTTTACGCTGGCTGGGTGAGGACCTTGGTCGCCAGAGGCAGATTCGGCAAGAGGGTCTTGGAAGAGACCGGATGCAGTGATAAAGTCGTTGTTAGCTGGACCGTTAGTTCCTTGGATACCGTCGGAACCACTGAATGCACGGATGGTATTGGGTAAAGCATCAACGGAGTCGGTGTAGTTGAAGGGTTGGGCACCGAGGGCACGTTGTAAAAGAGCACCAGCTACTGTTTGGGAGCAGTAGTCGACGTGGGAATCAGGTTGGACAACCCAGACGAGTTCTTTACATGGGTGGTTAAAGTTAAGTTTAACTCTGTTGGCGGCGGAACCGATGGATTCATCACCAGTGAACTGGAGTTGTTCAATGAGGTATTCATGGGGGTTTTGGGCCATACGTCTGCGTTCATCAGTATCAAGGAAGACGTAGTCAACGTAGAGGGAAGCAGCAACAAGGGATTGTTGGTAAGCTCTGGTTACTTTTAAATCAGTACCGTCAGCACCGTCAATGGAACCGACAGATTGAGCAGCGTACAAGCATTGGTCAATTGGGTTAAGTTCGAGGTTAATTTTAACTTCGTGGTATTGAAGAGCGATCAAGGGAACGGCAAGACCGGGGTTTCTGCAAAACCAGAATTGAAGGGGAACGTATAATGTGGTTTCGGGTAAAGCGTTTCTTGGTGTGCACGTGGCACCGGGAACATCACTGGCGGCACATGGACTGTCTACGTTGGAAAATTCTGGGTCTGTCAAGTAAGTTAATTCAGTAGTTTGACCAACCATTTTGTTGTAACCACGTTCGCATTCAGCGGTAAGGGTAAGTTGGTTCCAGATGTGCATCCAGTCACCGTATTGACGGTCGATGCGTTGGCCACCGATTTCAACTTCAACCATGTTGATAAGTTGTTCACCGGGGTAGTCTAACCAGCGGGCGTAGACACCACCACCAGTGTTGGCTAAGTCTTGACCGATTTCGGGTAAAGTGACTTGTAAGTATGTTCTGTAAGCAAGGTCACCATTGCGGCTGATGGTGCATTGAACACGACGACCAAAGTCGGCTTGACCGTTAAAGGTTTGTTCGATGGATTCCATAGCGAAGTTTGTATGGCGTCTGTAAGTGACTTTCCAGAAAGTGATTTGTGGGTTACCTGTAAGATAGACATCTTGGGCACCGTAAGCTACTAGTTGCATTAATCCACCTCCCATTTTATAATATTGCTAAAGAAAAAAAATTTTGAAAAAACTAATTAATTAATTTTTTTCATTCAAAATATGTTCCAAATTTAAATTTTTACTTAAAAAATGCTGTAAATACTTATCTAAATATACTTCTTTTTTACCTTCATGATTTTTTTTAAATAAATAGCAATTATTTTGTTTTTTTATTGTCCAACCATCTTCCAAAGCATTGAATAAAAATGCCATTTTTTGCAACTGTATTACGTCTATGTTTACATTATCTCTTTCAATAGTAAGGTTAATATCCATATTAGGTTTTTTTAAAAAAAATACAAAAGAATAACTTAAATTAATTATACCGATTTTATATTTATAAAAATATCAAATAATAATGTATAAGAAATATGTTTAAGCCTAAACCAAAGAAAAAATTAGATGTTAATAAAAATTCAATGATTACAATAGATAATAAACATAGTGAAATATTAGAAAATATACAACAAGAAGAAGAAGTTGAATTACCTAAATTGCAAGAAAAAAGGAAAAAATTACAAAAACAAATTCTGGGCTTAAAAAATCAAGAAAATACTATTGAAAAAATACTGGAATTAGAAGATGAATTTGATAAAATCAAGAAAAATATAAGCAAAATTAAAAGAGAGAAGAAAAAATATCTTTTAGATAACAGTAAGTATATTTTTGACTACTTTGAAAAGAAAAAGGAAATCAGTGAAGGAACTGGAAAAAAGCGAGTATTAAATTCATTTTTTAACAAAGAAGAACCTAACAAAAAAATAATGAATAATGATAATAACAAATATTTATCCAATGTTGATATTAATTTTCTTGAAATTAATGATTTTATTATTGAAAAAGATAAATGTTCTAATTGTAGAGGAGAGTTGATTCCAATTGATTATGAGGGTGTAAAAATATGTAATAAATGCGGAAAACAAGAAACTTATTTGATTCAACATGAAAAACCTTCCTATAAAGAACCACCAAAGGAAGTATGCTTCTATGCCTATCGCAGAATTAATCATTTTAAAGAGATTCTCTCTCAATTTCAAGCAAAAGAAACTACGCAAATTCCTGATGAAGTCATTGAAAAAATTAAACTTCAAATTAAAAAGGAGAGAATAACATTGCTTCATTTAACTAACAAAAAATCAAAGGATATATTGAAAAAATTAGGATATAATAAATATTATGAACATATTTCTTTTATTAAAGATAAATTAGGCATTAAACCACCTATTATGACACCAGAACTAGAAGAAAAATTATGTAATTTGTTTATGGAAATAGAGAAACATTATCCAAAACATTGTCCAAGTGATAGAGTTAATTTCTTGAATTATTATTATGTTTTGTTTAAATTATGTGAATTATTAAAAGAACGTAAATTTCTTCCATATTTTCCTATGTTGAAAGACCCAATAAAACGGATAGAACAAGATATTACTTGGAAGAAAATTTGCAAAGAATTAAATTGGCAATTTATACCCACAATTTAATATTTCACAACTTTTGGTGATATATTAAATACAGTAAATATGGGAGATTTTTGTAAGTCTAATTTTGATTACATAAAAAACCCAAATGATTACATAAAAAACCCAAAAACCCCATTATTAACACAATAATTATTTTAATGCGATTATGATAATACTTTGTTAGTTATATTATAATTATTGACACGTAATTTTACAAATGATTACAAATGATTACAAATGATTACAAAAAATCCCCAAATGATTACAAAAAAATCCCAAAAAAATCCCAAAAAACTACCTTATTAACGCATTAATTATTTTAATGTAAATATGCTAATAAGTTTTGCGTTATATTATAAATATTGTGACGTATTTTATAAAAGACTTACAATAGACTTACAAAAAAACTACATTTTGAAAGAGATTTTGGGAGATTTTTCGTAAACATTAAACGGAGAGAAAATCTCCTATTTAAAATAGTTACAAATAGATGTTTTATTAACACACTCATTACAAGTTATTTTTATGTTAATAACTTATAACTAATGACACCAATATATAAATGTTTACAAATGTTTACGAAAAAATCCCCAAAAAAAACGAAAAAAACGAATATTATATTTTAAACGTTGTAATCATAACAAATAAATATATTAGAATAAAATATTTACACGACCAACGGAAAAACGACAAGTAATGACTACAATAGGACTACAAAAAAATCCCCAAAAAAACGAAAAAACGAAAAAACGAATGTAATAAATTATTTACAGAAATAACGAAGAACACGAGTAATGATTACAAAAATTTCTATTTTCTCTCGTTCTTTCTCTCTTTTATAAAAAAAGTTAATATTTTTTACCAAAACTTTTTTGAAAATCTGAAAACTGGACATTTTAAAATGTCCAAAATCTAATATATGAAAAAAGTTTCTGAAAAAAACGTGTGTTTTTGATTTGTCTAGAAATATGTAGGAGAAAAATGAATTATTCTGTTTTTATTTATTAGCATAAATTTTTTAATATTTGTAAACTATTTAGGACGATTTTTTTGTAGTCATTATATATATGAAAAAAAATCACCAAATAGAAAATAATAAAAGATATATTTGTGAAAGTTGCTCTTATTATACTAATAAATTATATGATTATAATCGTCATTTATTAACACCAAAACATAAAATGACTACAAATGACTACAAAAAAGTCGTCAAAAAAACGAAAAAAAACGAAAAAAAATTAAATAAAAATATTGTTTTAAATGATAAATATGTAAGAAATAACAATAATATACTTAATGATTTTTATACACCAATCAAAAAAAACGAAAAAAACGAAAAAAACGAAAAAAACGAATCTGAAAAAATTATGAAAAAATATAGTTGTAAAATATGTTGCTATTATACAAATAGAATTATAGATTATAATAAACATTTACTTACGAAAAAACATCTTGAAAAAAATGGTAATTATGAAAAAAAAGAATTGTTTATTTGTGAAAATTGTAATAAAAAATATAAAAATAGACAAAATTTATATAGACATAAAAAAATATGTGAACAAAAAGGAAATGAATTACAAGAATTAAATGATAATAATTCAGTTGAAATAAAAAATATATTAAAATCTATATTAGAAGAAAACAAACTATTGAGAGAGAAAATATCAACATTAGAATTGAATAATACAACAATTAATAATAATAACAAATACACAATTAATATGTTTTTAAACGAGAAATGTAAAAATGCAATGAACCTTGACCAATTTGTTGAAAAACTTAAAATCACACTGGATGATTTACAATACACAAAAAACAATGGATATACTAAGGGTCTTTCCAATATATTTATTAAGAGTCTAAATGATATGGAAGTTACAGAGCGTCCTATTCATTGCACAGACCAAAAACGACTACAATTCTATGTGAAAGATGAGGATAAATGGGATAAAGATAAAGAAAATAAAAAAATAGATAGTTCTATAAAGGAAGTAAGTAAGAGACAAGTAAAAAAACTTCAAGAATGGGTAAAAGCAAATCCAGATTTTACTCAATGTGATAAGAAATATGATGAATATTTATCATTAGTACAAGGTATATCACAACCAGATGATGATAAAAATTTGAAGGATGTAAAAAAGAATCTTGGAGAGAATATTAAATTAGAAAAGAAAGAATATATATAAAGTATCAGCATCAAATTTTTTAAATCCCTATAACTAAGGAATTAAAAAATTAAAGATTATTATTTATTTATATTCTGGGGAAACCAACTAAGTTACCACCGATACCGAACCCAGCACCTTTTCTGGCGGCAACAGCCATACCTGGAAGGTAAGCATCAAGAGCACTGAAAGTAGCAGCGGCAGTTAAGGCAATGAGTAATACTTCATCAATGCTGATGTTACGTTTGGGGATAACGTAAGCGGCAATGGCAACCAAAACACCTTCAATCATATATTTGATAATACGTTTGGTTAATTCAGCAATATCGACAACAACGTTAACTTCTTTAAGAATTTTTTGTACGGCATCTTTAACTTGTATCATTCTTATAATAAATAGTAAGAAAAAAAGAATTTGAATTATCAATATAAATTACGAATTAAAAAACTTAAAGTGGAATCATACAATTAGTATATATGAGTTTCCCAAAAAGAACAAATGAAAACGGCATAACAAATAGTAAATATGTCGACCTTTTAGATGAAGATAAACCACTTTCTGGTCAAAAATTTGCATGTGTTTCATTTGTTAGTCCTGAGAATATTTTAAAACAAAAAGACATGTTCTATTTTCAAAACTTCCTAAAACATTTTGATTTCGAGAAAAGTTCTAACAAGTTTGTTCAGTTCTTAAATTTTTTGTCTTATAAATTTACTTTAAATTTCGAATCTGTAATTAAGGAATACAATGTATTTTTGAAAGAAGAAAAAGAAAAGTTATTAGAAACTACAATTGAGGATGACTACAAAAACTTTCTTGATAAATACGAAGAACAAATAGAAACTGATTTTAATAAACAATTTAACTTTCAAACTTCTGTAAGAGGATTGAAGATTAGGGGTGTTTTTCCTACACAAGAAGAAGCTGAATTGCGTTGCAAGATGTTACGTGAAGTTGACCCTAACCATAATGTATATGTTGGTCCAGTAGGTATGTGGATGCCTTGGGAACCTGAAGCATATAAAACAGGTCGTGTTGAATATTTGGAAGAAGAATTAAATGAAATTATGCATGAAAAAGAAAGAAATGAAAAACAAGCAAAACAAGAATTCGAAACACGTGTTAAAGAGACTAAACGCCGTGCTATTGAAGAAAATGTTAAATTAGCAGAAGAAAGTGGAAACAAGTTGACCCAGAACATCACAGAAGATGGTGATTTGGTTGGTGTTAAAGGTTCTACAACTACTGAACGTAATCTTGAAAATACACAAGTATCTTCTGCTGATATTCGCAAAGAATTGTTTGAAGGTGATAACATTTTGACAAGCAAGAAAAAATAATTGATAAATAGTTGAATAATTAATAGTTTTTATATTTTAAATAAATTTGTAAAATATAAAATAAATTAAATTTAGTAACCACAACCTATACAGTCACTTTCAAATACACAATCTTCGTATCTTGGACCAGGATATTGACAACCCCAACGTCCGTTTCCTATGCTTACACAACCAGTTTTACATGGTGTACTAAACCAACGCCAAGGGTTATACCAAACAAAAGGACTAGGATATATATATGCTCTTCTATGACCTCCCCATCGTGTTCTAGGAAATCTTCTATTTCCACCATGTCCACCATGTCCACCATGTCCACCATGTCTACCACGTCTACCACGTATACCACGTCTTCCACGTCTACCACGTCCACGGAATTCTTCAGAGTCATCTTGTGTTGAAAATAAAAAGTATGCAGAAACAATTAGTAAAATAATAAATAAGCTTGTAATTTGAACCATATATACAATATCATATAAAAAATTGATTAAAATTAGTTTTTCTAAATATAACAAAACAAAACAAAACAAAACAAAATGGTTTGTCGTTGTAGTTCTGAGGATTGTAACAAAAAACTAAAACTGTCAGACATGGAATGTCGTTGTAAAAAAATATACTGTTTGAAGCATCGTCTTCCAGAAACGCATAATTGTGATTTCAATCATGCTAATGTAAACCCAATTAAGTTGGAATCTTGCATTGCTAAAAAGGTAATTGAAATATAATATTTCTATAATAAGTATTATATTTTAATAGATTATTTTTACCATTTATTTTTTTTAACATTGATGCGTGTAGCATTTTTCTTTTTATTTATTTTATTTGGGTCAAACGTTTCACCATCTTCTTCATCAGATTGTAAATCTTTGGATAAGTCCCAATATTCTTTTGAACCAAGACGAAAATTGTTGTGAGAACTTGCTTTATACCAAAAGATTTGGTCTGATAATTTATTGGACTTAGCATTGTTGGAAATAACTAAGCATTCATAATTTTCGGTACATTGGTCCATAACTTGACAGAAACTTTCAAATGTGGGAAACATACCAGCATAATTTTCATAGATGCGTTTGCGATTAGCGATATATGGTTCTCTTAAAATAAATGTATAATCAATATTTGTTCTTAAATTAGGAGGAACACCTAAAGGGTATTGCATTGTAATGATAAGCATAATCTTCCAATGTCTTCCATTCATAAAAATTAATCTCATAACTTTTTCACGAGACCATGAGTTATCATACAGACAATCATCCATAATAACAAATGCTCTTGGGTCAATATTGGAAGGTCTTTTGTATGCTACTTCTTCCTTTTTAATTTGTTTTAAAACAATCTTTTGTCTTTTTAAAATATTTTCAATAATAGCGGAGTTGTATTCATCGTGAATAAATAACTTTGGAACAATGGTACTGTAAAACCCATTACTGGCTTCTGTTCCCGAAATAACAGTTCCTACAGGAATATCTTGATGATAATAAAGTAAATCTTTAACTAAATATGATTTACCAGTGTCACGTCTTCCAATAAGAACAATAACAGGTCCTTTATTTTCATTTGGAGGAAATCTAATTTGTTTCATATCAAATTTTTTTAATTCAAGGTTCATAATTAATACAAACCTTAAAAAAATGTATAAATAACGAATATATATAATAAGTTTAAAACATAATAAAAAATTATTATTATAGGACATTATGTTTAGCTTGTTTTATGAAAAAAATAAAAATAATGAACTTTTCAACTCTTCAAGAGAAGTTGTCAATGTAGACTCCATACAAAACTATATTCCACTGTATAATAAGTTTTTTTCCTTAACCAAAGACAACTATAATTCATTTAATCTAAATGAAACAAAACATATTGAAAAAATATTAGAAAAACAGACAGAAAATTCTTATAAAATTAAACTTTCCACAAAGAGTAATGTAAATTCTTTTTTTAAATTCTCTCCTCTTATGGACCCGTTGAAATTTATGATAGGCAAATATAATAATAAAAATATTATAGAATTACCTAAGTTTAACGAAACAGATATATCTAAAGAGTTAGAAAAAATATATGATACAAATAATGCTGCTTATACTGATGGATTTTTCTATTATTTGAGTAGTCAATTGCTAAATAATCATAATTTTTTACATGGAATAGATTTCTATGGTTCTTTTTTATGTATAAAAAATGAATACAAGATAAACATTTTTGATGATGCTGAATATCTGTATGATTCTACTTTTTTTAACCATAATAAAAATAAGTTGTTCAAAATTGAAGAAACACATGAAGATAGAATATTAAAATATGAAACCCGTTCAAATAAAAAACGAATTGAATTTCTTAAAACATTAAATAATAGAAATCTCTCTTTGAATTCAGTTCAAGACTTTGGTGAAATGTTTGAAGTTGTAGACCTTAATGAAAAAACACAAGATAGTTCGAGTAATGTTCAAGTTCAAGATGTTTCATCTAATAACAACGATTATTCAATAGTATTTGAATATTTGAACAATTGTAAGAGTTGTAAACAACATGGTTCTATATCTTCTTCTGAAAGTTCTGATTGTAGTTCAAGAAGTAGTCAATCTGATATAGTTGATAATTTAGATAATGAAAGTGGTATTGAATCTAGTAAAAGTTGTGAAAGTGAATGGGAAACAGATGAAGAAAACAGTATGTCTAGTTCATTAAGTATGTTAAGTGAAGATGAAGTATTGGAAGCTACGTTGGATAAGTTTCCAGTTCAAATGATTTGTCTTGAAAAATTAGATAATACATTGGATGATTATATTTCAACGAGTGAAGATATTTCAAATGATGAATGGAAATCTATTTTTTTCCAGATTATCGCAACATTATTAGTATATCAAAAGGTATTTGACTTTACACACAACGACTTACACACAAATAATGTAATGTATGAAGAAACAGATAAAAAATACTTGTATTACAAATATAATAATAGACATTATAAGGTACCAACTTATGGTAAATTATATAAAATTATTGATTTTGGTCGCTCTATTTATAAATTCAAGGGAGCTTTATGTATGAGCGATAGTTATCATCCTAAAGGAGATGCTGCAACACAATATAACATTCCACCATATTTCAATGAAAATAAACCAAGATTAGAACCTAATAAAAGTTTTGATTTATGTAGATTAGGATGTAGTTTATTTGATTATTTTTTTGACGATGTAGAAGATGGTTATACAACAAAAGATGAAATTAGTAAGATTGTAAACGAATGGTGTCTGGATTACAAGGAGAGAAATATTCTATACAAGAAAAACGGAGAAGAACGTTATGAAGATTTTAAATTATATAAAATGATTGCAAGAACTGTAAAGAACAAGGAACCAGAAAAATTTATTGAACGTGAAGTATTTGATTGTTTCAAGGCATCTAGTAAAGATGTAAAAAACAAAAAGGTATTAAAAATAGACGAATTACCTGATTTAACTGTTTAAATATTCAATATAGCATTACAATTGAATATTTATTTATTATTTATTTATTTATTATTTATTATTTTATTTATTTATTATTTATTTATTATTTATTTATTATTTATTTATTATTTATTCATTATTCTATCTTATTTTTCTTGTTAGAAGTTAGGTTTATCAATAAAGGCACCCGGAGAGATTTTTTTAATATCAGAATTTATAAATTGTTTGGCAATCATAAATCCAAGAATTACACTAAAATAACATAAAATGGTATTTTTTATAAGTTTTTTCATTTCAACAGTTTCTTTTGTAATTAATTTTCTCTCAATGAGATTAAAAACGAAGAATACAGCACATACAAAAAATGCAATTGTATAGATAGAATCCATTTTAAATAGATTATGAAAAAAAAACATAATCTATTTACGCAAATATTAATTTAAGAGATTACTTCAATATCTTCAAGTAATGGTTCAGTATTTATTTCAAGAGGACGGTTTAAATCATGAACTCCTAATGTTTCAAGAGCAACGGGTGTTTTTCCATGAATTACAAGGCGTTCAAGTGAGTCATCTTCTTCCTCTTCTTCCAGTTCATCAAGTTTTCTCTGTTCATTACGTACATCACTAATTTCTTCTAAACGTTTAATACTTTTAGGTGCTTCAACGAGACTTTCTACATTTGTTTCCATATTTAAGACATTATCATTATCATTAAAGGAAAGTAAAGTATTATTTATAACAGGACTATCTAGTGTAGAATCTCCTATAGGTGTTAATTGTCTAAAATCATCTCCTATAGGTGTTAATTGTCTAAAATCATCTGTTATTTCATTAGTTTCTAATTCAATATTGTCATTAAATCCTTCTTGTTTTACAATAGACAATGATTTAGTTTCACTAGTATCTTCATTCACACTAGTATCTTCATTCACACTAGTATCTTCATTCACACTATATCCTTGTTGAGTTTCACAACTATCTTCTAATTCAACAGGATTTTCAGATACATCAACAAATTTTTCTTCTTCAATAACTTCTTCTTTAACTTCAACCTCTTCTTCAACAGTTTCTTCAATATATGAACGTAAAATAGATTCAACAGGAATACTATCGCGAATAACGTTTAATATACATTCACGAACAATAAGTTCACATTCTCTCATATTTTTTTGATAATCTAATGGTAAAATATCGTCTTCAAACAAGTATACATTACTATAAATTTTTCTGGCAACTTCAATATAGATAGAATGAATAAATTTATCAACTTTGGGAATATTTAAATCAATCTTTTTTTGTTTTAGTCCAACACGAATGCTAGTAAGAATTTTTAATTGAGCAATATGAACACATACAATTAAGTCTTCTAAATAATTACATTCACTTTCTTTAATAATGCGTTGTGTTTCTTGTTCAATAATATTTGTATTCCATTTTGGAATCCTTGCTAAAAAGTTCTGAAAAGTCATTAAGTATTTAGAATTCTCATTATTTTCAAGACATAATTTTTTCGCGTCATAAAACAAAGATTTGATACCTGCAATAATTAATGGACTTAACATATTAACAAGGCGAGCACTATACTCATTTTTTGCTTCAGACAAGTTTGAAACATCATAATCATTCATTTAAATAAAAGAAACATTTTCTAAACGTTCATTAGGACGCAATAAATAAAAATATAAAATATTTAATAATAATAATTTTTCATTTCTAAATTCTATTCTAATTTTATCAAAGAAGCATAATAACTTATATTTATTTTCTTCATCAATATTTTTATCATTTTCTAAATATTGGAATAAATCTAAATAACAAAACCCCTTTTCATATAATTCCACCGCTAGATTTTTACATTTCTCAAGAGTATACGGTTTCATTAACGACAGCTTCTTTTGTAATATAAGTTTTTTACTTGCTGTTTTTTGTGAAAACATCATTTGTAATTTATAAGTATAGAGATTTTGACGTTTATTTTGTATAATTGGGTAGGGTATATAAATACTACAAAAACGAGAAAGAATTGGTTTTAAAAGTTTTTCACGGTTTTCAACTACAATGAAAAATCGAGTATGATGACTATTTACTTCAATACATCTTCTTAGAGCAGATTGAGCATCATTTGTTAATTTATCAGCATTGAATAAAATAATACTTTTAAAACAAGTTCCATCTTTGTTATTGATATTTGATTTACTAAAGAACTTCAACTCATCTCTAATAAATTTAATACCTGTATTATTACCACAATTTGCATATAATACATATTTATTCTTTGTAGTTTCATCATAAATTTTGTTTAAAAATTCTTCAACAATTGTCTTTTTACCACTTCCTTGTGGTCCATAAAATATAATGTTAGGAACTTTCTGAATTTTTACAAAGTTATTTAATTTGTCTTTTATATCTTTATGAATTTTTAACATTAATAATATTAATCACATAGTATTTAATATTATTTATGACATTTATGCAAAACTTCCAATTGGTTTACTTAATGGGTTATTGGTTAAATTTTCAATTCCACTGTCATTGTTTCTTTCACACATAATGGTTTGTCCTTTAACATTTCTATCATTGTAGTCACCATAAGTTTCAACGCTAGGAGAAACTTTTACAATAGTGCTTGGAGCTCTTATATGTTGATAACATTGTTCTTCACCAACAGATGTTAAATTTTGAGAGTTATTAAACATATTAGTATTACCTTGATTGATTCTTCCAGTTAAAGTAGTTTCTTTGTAATCTCCAATCTTAGAGTTATAGTTGGCAATATAAGATTGGTTCAATTCAATAGCACCATTACCAGCTGGACCGGGTAAGTCTTCAATATTTCCTGTTGTTGCACGTTGAGTATGAGCGACTTGTTGTGGATTACTTAAATGACCATATCCTCCAATGTGTCTTGCACCAATATTGAAACCAAAGTCATTATCAACCATCATTTCTTTATTAGTAACTTTTGGTTTATCAAAATATGGTGTTTGACCATTTGCAACTTCAGGTTTTGCATTACCAGTAGGACGAATGTTTCCAATAAAGTTTTCTTTTCTGGATGGACGCAATAAATCTTGTAAAGGTAAAATAACTTCCTTAGCAATTGTAGAAATAGCACCAAAGAATGATGTTTCACCTGTTAATGTGCGTTCATTGGGCAATGGTTTGTATCCTTTAACACCAAAATCACTATCTGTGGCATCATAACCATCTTTGACGTGCATATTACGTAATTGTGTAACATCAGCAGGAAGAGGTACTCTGTGTGGTTCATTATATACACCATCAACATAAGTAGCAACATTGTCTTTTTGGTTACCTCCTGGGCCATAGTATTCTTTGGTTGTATCAACACGGTTACTATTTCCTAACATTTGTTCAGCACGAGATGTTGGTTTAAGTTCTGAACCAGTTGTAGTCAAATAACGGTCACCATTTTGAACATAGAAACGTTCAGGAAGATTCTTTTCAACTTTACCTTCAATACCACGAGCACCATTAAAATGTTTGGCACCCATAGTGACACCTCTAAATGTTTTCTTAGGGTTGTTTGTAGCTCTTAATTCATCAACTGTT